TGCCATTGTTGACTCTCCTATAATGGATCACTTTGAGTTATTTAGCGAATAGTTCTAAAATTACCAGGTTAAATACAGATGAAAAGGGCAGTGGAAAGGGCACGATTTTGCGAAATCTATGTAAAACATGTAAGAAAAGACCAGTGGCGGTCAACTATGTTAAAGAAGGAAGGACCTACTATAGGTCAAAGTGTGACCACTGTGCTCGTGGTCTTGGAGACGGCATGCCTAGATGGGCAGTGGCGGGATATAAATTAAAAACAAAATGTGATCGATGTGGTTATACAAGTAAGTATAACGAACAGTTTAATGTCTTTCACATCGACGGAGATTTAACTAACTGTCGACACACTAATCTTAAGAGCGTATGCGCAAACTGCCAACGGCTAGTTCTTGTGCTAGGTTTACCATGGCGTCAGGGTGATCTGACACCTGATTTTTAATAGCTTCAAATAGATCATCAATTGTATTATCATTAGATATAGTAATATCAATATCATCACCAACCCAAGCAGTTTCACTAGCATGAATTTTTAGTTGTTCTAATTTTCGTTGACTTAATGCCCAAGTTGAGTTAGCATCAGGACCTTTATTAAAACTAACTGCGGCATCATACCATTCGGGGTCAGGTCCGCGTTTTACACGGATAACTTTTCCACCTGCATTATGTATTGCTTTGATCTCGTTAGGAAAACGAACATCACTGATAACAATATTATCGTTAGTTTTACGCATCTTGTTTTCTACACTAGCAATCCAAATATCATCGTGAAACCCATGACGACATACTTCTGTACCCCAATATTGTAGTACCCAACGAGGAGTGAGTTTAGGCATGTTTAGTCTTGCCGCCCACCATGGATCAACTTGTTCACGCCATTCACGGGCTTCTTTTGTGCGCCCTTCCAAAAGAACACGATCCCAACCAAATACGGCAGCAACTGCATCTTTTAATGTATTAGCAAATGAATCACGGCGGAATCCGTGAAAGTTGACCAGATAATCAGCGGCAGTATCTTTGCCACTACCAATAAAACCTACAAACCCTACTATCATAGTATCTCCTGCGATACTATAATTTATTACAAATTCGTGTAAATGTCAAGGACTTTGATTAACCGCGTGTGAATGTATAACCAATATCAACATATCCGCCAGTGGCTAGTTCTGCTTCAAGTTTTTCCATTGCGGCCAGACCTTCACCTTTGATTGCCGCACCGTTTAACTGTGTGCCGCCCTGTGGACTAGCGATTGTTCCAAACTTCTCGCGAGCTTCGCCTAGGGTAACTTTACATTGGGCCAGAGCATAATCCTTAATCCAAATACCTGCAGAATTATCATTGATCAAACTAAAATCAGGGCGATAATTGTATAGCCAAAGTAGAACACTTTCCTGTCCTCTTGGTCGCTGTGTAATTCTAAGTTTTTTACTGTTAGGATTATAATCAAATAAAATGTAACTACCAAACATTTTACCAACTTCCTTTTGATAGCTGGCAAACATATAATAGGTAGCTAGTCCGCCTAGATTACTACTGGTTAACAAATAGGTATTTGAATAGGCTAAGTTAAACGGTTCAAATAATGTGCCGCCGTCGCCACCACCTGTTCTAGATCCAATACTGCGTCTAAAACATTCACGGACCATCATAACTTCTTTAGGAAGTATATATTCGTTTTGATCCATTTCTAATGTTAAAAATGCAAAACTTTCTTCTACAGAATTGCTACTGCGCTGACGATATTTGGCCAGAGCGCGATCAATTGCGGTGTTATAGTGGATAGGATCTAGTTCAACATCCACCATTCCGTCACCTAATAAAGTACGGATATAGTCAGTTACACTTTGTCGTGCGGTTTCTAGTTCATTCATACAACTATTTACCTATAAATACAAGACTATGCCAAGACTATCACTTTACAAGCCGGAAAAAGGCCCAGATTTTAGGTTCTTAGATCGTACAATCAACGAGCAATTTCAAGTTGGGGGTACTGATATATTTGTACACAAATATCTAGGTCCTGTTAATCCTGCTGAAGGAACCGCTACTCCGGGCGTTCCTACAAACTCTAATCCTATACCGGAATTAGGTATCCAAGACCTAATTTTTATGGAAAATCGTGATAGGCACTACGATGCTGATATATATCAATTGCGTGGAATTTATACCATGCAAGATATTGATTTTAATTTAAGTCAATTTGGATTATTCTTAACCAATGACAATATTATGATCACACTACATTTACGATCTACATTTGATGCATTAGGTCGTAAAATTATGAATGGCGATGTACTAGAACTACCACATCTTAAAGACGAGTACGCATTAGATGATGCAATGATTGCATTAAAACGATTTTATGTTGTAACTGATGTTACTCGTGCCGCTACAGGATTTAGTCAAACTTGGTATCCGCATTTATTAAGAGTAAAATGCCAACCTATAGTCGATAGTCAAGAATTTAAAGAAATATTTGACGCCTTATCAGGTGCTGACGATGGATCTACTCTAAGAGATCTAATGAGCACATACAAAAAGAATATTGAAATTAATGATAGTATTATTGCTCAAGCAGAGGCCGATGCTCCGTTGTCAGGATACGACTCAACTAGTTTCTATGTTATTCCTACTAGAGCAGATGGCACAGTAGATGTACAAGATACTAGCGATACTAATATAACAAGCGATCAATGGGCCGAAGAAACTATACCTATTGATGCTAGTGTTGTATTGCGTACTCCCGATACTGATTTATATATTGGAACAACATCAGGAGACGGTATTCCTCCAAACGGTGCACCATTTACTTCTGGAATAACATTCCCTAGCAATCCAATTTTAGGACAATTTCATTTACGCAATGATTTCTTTCCACAAAGACTGTTTAGATATGATGGCGCAAATTGGGTTAAATTTGAAGATAAGGTTAGAATGGAATTAACTGGTAAGCCTGCAGACGGCAAGCCTACAGATGCTCCATTAACAAGACAAAATCAGAAATCTAGTTTTATTAACAATAATAATACCGCTACAGTTGCAGGTGAAGTTATTAAAGAAAGACAAGCATTGAGTAAGGCATTGAGACCAAAGGCGGATAATTAATGGAACATTTTTATGATGCGCAAGTAAAAAGATACTTGACACAATTTATGAGGGTGATGAGTAACTTTAGCTATAAAGATGCTAAAGGTAATCTCACTAGAGTACCTGTTAGATATGGTGATATGAATCGCCAGGTAGCCGCAATCATTTCTAAGAACAGTGAGAACATTGTTCAAAGTGCGCCATTTATTGCTTGTTATATTAAAGATCTACAATTTGATCGTGAACGATTACAAGATCCTACTTATGTTAGTAAGGTACAAGTTAGAGAAAGATCATTAACTCCGGACGGTAAAGAATATTTGAATACACAAGGTGCAAACTACACAGTAGAGCGCATTATGCCTACACCGTATTTGGCAACATTTCAAGCAGATATATGGACAACTAATACTGATCAAAAACTACAATTATGGGAACAGATTGTTATCTTGTTTAATCCTGCACTAGAAATACAAAGTACAGACAACTATCTAGATTGGACCAGTTTAAGTTATCTTGAACTAACACAACAGACATTTGAAACTAGAACAGTACCACAGGGGTTAGAAAGCGATATCAGTATAGCTAATTTAACATTCAGTGCTCCTATATGGATCACACCGCCTGCCAAGGTTAAGAAGTTAGGTATTGTTACTAAGATTATTGCAAATGTATTTACTGATGCTCCAGGTACACTTGCAGGAGATTCATATAAGGATCTAGGTCTAGCAGATTTATTTTCTGGTCGAGTTGCTAAGGCAAAAACGGTAGTTACTCCTGGTAACTATGACCTATTAGTTCTTAATAATGTTGCTACTCTATTACCTATAAAAGAATCTAATCTAACCAATGCTGACGAGTTTGATACTATCACTAGGAAAGGTAATTGGAAAAATTTATTAGATTTATATCCT